AACATATTTTTATTTATATGCATTTCATTCCCGTGACAAGAGTACCACCGTCTCGATATGCGGCATCACCATGATAGGAAGACACTTTTTCAACCTCGTTTCCGTCATGGGAAGACAATTCATGCGATGTTATCCTGTTCTTTCTCGGTTTTCTGAATGACCGACTATCCATACTGTTTTTCAAGCCGGTTTTGTAGATGAACGTCAGCATGGCCGGGTCTTTTTCGCCGTTCTCATCATAGCCGCCGACAATCACTTTTTCTATTATACTCTCAAATACATATCGGTCAAAGGTTTCTAAAACATTATGCTGTTCCAGCGTCTTTCTAAATACTGTGATACGGCGCTTAACATCCTTTTCTGTTTTCTCCGTTTCCTGCAAACTCTGCCGTTCTGCTTCAAGCTGCGCAGCTTTCGTGGCTAATTCTGCCGATTTGGCATCATAAGTGTTTTTGTCTATCTCTTCGTCCAAACGCATATCAACGAGTTTTGAACGCTTCATTTCGATGCTTTGCAATTCTCTTTCAACCTTCACAAGCTGCTTTGCGGCATTACTATCACAAAGCGTTTCTTCCGTCCGTTTCAAAAACTCGTCAAGTACGTCTTTGTCGTTTGCGCACAATAAGCGGTACGATTCAATAAACGCTTGTTCAATAGTGCTTTCCGCAATGCCTTTGCTATCGGGGCAGAACTTTTTTCCTTTTTTTGTTGAGGTAACGCACTGCCATATAATTTTATTGTACTGCGTCCCGCTGTGCCAGCTTCTCCGTGAAAGCGTACTGCCGCAAAAGCCACATTCCAAAAGGCAGCTAAAGGCATATTGACGGCTGAATTTCTCTCTTTTACCATCCTCACGCAAACCTCGAGCCTTTGAGCGCCGCTGCAATATTTCCTGTGCCTTCTCAAAAACTTCCTCTGAAATAATCGGTTCATGGTGATCTCGTATATAAAACCTATCTTCCTCGCCAAAATTGTCAAGGCGACGCTTTGATATGGGGTCAACGGTAAATGTCTTACCCATAAGAATATCACCTTTGTATTTCTCATTCTTGATAATGCCGATGATAGTAGTCTCCGGCCATGATGTTCCGCCGCGCTTTGTCTTATATCCTAAATTACGCAATTCGCGTGATATAACCATGCCTCCAGCACCCTCGATATAGCGATTAAAAATATATCTGACAATTTCCGCTTCTTCTTCGTTTATAGTGATACTCTTATCCTCTTTATTATAATCATACCCAAGGCAGCCTTGAAAACCTACAAGCTCCCCACGCTGCATCTTCATTTTCAAGCCTTTTTTGACGTTAGCGGAAATGTTCTCCACTTCCTGTTGG